AGTAGTAGTTGTACCATCAGCAGACTCACCCACACTAGCTAATACACCAGCGGAGGTTTTGTTTGTAAAATAGTAACCAAGTTTTGGACTGACACTGTACTCAGCATCGCTTCCTTTTTCTTTTGAATAAGAAACTGAACCGACCAAATACTTTGATCCTTTTTGAGCGGTTGCTGTTAGTCCGGCAAATATCATAATAGCCGCTAACAATAATCCTGTTTTTTTCATGTTTGTTTTGTTTTAGTGAAAAAAATATATAACCTATTTAAATCTTAATTGCCGTATATTTCTTTAAGTCTATTTTCCACATCCGTATCTGTCCATTGACCAATGGCGTCATACGCAGCGCCTTGCCACAGAGTTACCATTCCTATTTCTCTTATTTGAACTGCTACCCTTTTTTGTTCTGGATATTCTACCATTTGTTCTATAATGATTGAATTATATGTTCTCTTGAGCTCGGGAACAATAGTGATGTCTGTTGGGGCATTAAAAGTTATTTCCATATTTTTTTATAATAAATATTAGTTGCGGCGGTTGGAATCGAACCAACGACCTTGTGGTTATGAGCCACACGGGCTACCGCTGCCCTACACCGCGATATTGTGGAGATGCCGGTATTGAAACCGGGTCCAACAAAAGATCTGTAAATAAAACGTCTCACATGCTTAGTACTGCTTGCGCTGCACCGTAAAGGGAACTAACTTGGGTTTTGTTAGAACGCTCCACCACTTGATTTATGACATCAAGAAACATTTTGTGCTGTTCTGTTGCAAGGCTCTCAGCTGCCCCTTTGCTTAAGCTGCTAATAGCAACTCAGCATCTTCGTTCACGCGAGTGATTGAAGTCGGGATACTCATCATATCCTCAGAGTTATAAACGTTGTCGTTTAATTGTTTGTTCAGATATTAAAGTGGATTAGAACCATACCACTGCATGTTTACTTACCAACCATTCTGCTGTCAAAGCCTGTCATCCCCATATGTTAAAGAACTTTGTTTAAATAAATATAGCCTTTACTCTTCAACTAACTGTTTTTAATTTTTAAGTAATTGTTTTTCTTTTGTTACGATTGATTTATCTATTCTAGAGTCTGTGTATGCTGTCAATTCTCTGTGTAGATTTTCTAAATTTTGATCATAGTTTTTACGAGTTTCGTTAATCTCAGCATAGATTCCTCGTTCATTGTCTGCTATGTGTCTGTGAATCATTTCTGTTTCCTGCGCTAATGATAATTCTAAATCATTAACTTGTTTTTGTAATTTGATTACCTTCACCATACCCACAACAAGTACTACCAACATAGTGATAGCAACCATCGCAAGCATGCCAAAAGCGAATGCTAATTGTGTTGTCATGTTTTGTTTCTCCTTATATGTCAAAGAGCAACGGCTATATGGTGCCTCTAGAAAGATTCGAACTTCCACACCATTACGGTACGACATCCTAAGTGTCGCGTGTCTACCAATTTCACCATAGAGGCATTATGCTTCTCCAATAGGACCTCTGTATATAATTTTTGTTTTTGATAAAAGAGGATCTCTATCTACTAAATACTCTAATACTTCCGCGTGTTGAATTAACGTAGATATTGATTCTCCTTTGTGTTTTAGAAGTTCTATTATATCTTTATTTTGTATGTGTTGTTCTTTATCGATTAGTATAATTTGATCTTGTAATTTTCGAATTAATCCAACGCATCCTATTACAAGAATCATTAGTATGCCAATCATTATTGATAAAACTATAATCATAGTTTAATTTTTATGCAGTCAAGGTAGGAATCGAACCTACTCGTAACGAATATTAATTCTTCACGAAGCGCCCTTTTGGCTACTTGACTTAGATACAATTAATTAACTTTTGTAGTATCAACTACAGCCGTTGAATCTGCTACAGCTGTGGAATCAGCAGATACAGTAGTTGTATCTACTTTAGTAGAGTCCGTAGCACAATTTGTGCAAGGTTCTGTAGTACCTGAATTACATGCTGTAAGAGAAATCGCTACAGCGACGATTGCGATGAACTTTTTCATTCTGTTTTTGTTTTTTTTTTGTTTATTGATTAAATATATTGATTCCTTCTATAACCATTTGTTTATATCTTTTTAGTATGTTGTTTGAAATGATTATACATTTCAAGTAGCGTGCCATCATACGTTTCCATAAAAGTTTCGAGTTGCTTTTTATCTAACCCAAAAGTTTTAGAAAAATCGCTGATTAAATTTTGCGTCACTTGTTTTTCTTCTTTTTCATAATCAGATAAAAGTCTTCGGTATCTTTCCATAAATAAACTTCTAATGTCATGAGCATCCTCAGGATTTTTTATTCCATCTAAACGATCTTCTAACAAATACAGTTCCATTTCTGCTTGATATAAATACATCGAAAAATCATAATCTCCATTCACTATTTTATCATATAGTGGAGCTTTTTTTGAGAGCACGTCTCTAGTTTGGTATCGACGCCACCATTGGAAGCAATTATACTTATTTCTTGGAAGTTGAGATAATTGTTCTTCCAAAAATTTTCTTTCTAATCTAACTCTCATAATCACTTATCCATTAATTTGAAATGTCTTTCGTAGATGTGTAAATTAGTTATAAACCAATGCATTTGACCTATTTCGTATCCAGTTTTTTCAGAAACATATTCCATTAGTTTTGCAAATGTATATTGGTCGTTACAAAAACCAAACACTAGATCTATACTTCTTGCAAAAACAGTTAATTGTAACTTGTTATCTTTAACATAAAAATTCAAAACATCATTGCATGGAGTATCATATTTGTATCTATCTAACTCATGTAACAAATAGTGTACCAAAATTGCTTTTCTAGTTTTTGGATTGCTTTTGAGATCTTCTATGATACGTGTCAACTGATTGTTATAATTCCAAAAATATCCATAATTAGAATTTACTTCGGTTGTTCCAGGGATCATCATCTGCTTCCAGATTTTGGCTCTTTCGGCTATTTCAGACGCATCTCTATCTCCTTTAAGATACCACTCCCACTCGTATTCTGCATAATCTTGTTTAAATTTTCTTTGTGGAGTAGTTATGACTTTTTTAGTTGGATCTATTACTGTGAAAGAAACATTAAATGACGCTTTTGTTCCATCAAATTCTTCTCCTGTGTGCATTATACCAGTATATAAAGATTCGAATGCATGAGTCGGATCATAAAATTGTTTACCTAAAACACTAGTATTCATATTGTTCTACTTTAATAAAGCTCTTTAAAAAATCTATTCCTGTTCTATCTCTATATTCTTCTAAATATACAACTCTTTTTATTTCTGATTGTAGAATAAGTTTGCAGCAATCTAAACATGGAGAAAGGGTTAAATAAAGTGTACCGCCTCTCATAGATTGACCTGATTTCGCAGCTTTGATTATTGCGTTTGACTCAGCATGAATTACATGTGGAAGTGTAACGTTATTATTATCTTCACAACAATTTTTCATCCCATGAGGAGTTCCATTAAACCCGAAAGATATTATATTTCCAGCTAATTCGATTACTGCTCCAACTTTTGATCTTGTACAATGAGAAAGAGTCGCAACTTCTTTTGCAATATTTAAGAAAACACTATCTAATCTTAGTTGTTTAGCTAAGACCTGTGCTGCCAAATCCTCCACTTCCTCTTTCTGTTTGTCGTTGTGGGAAGTTTTCAACTTCTTGTACATTTGCATAATTTACTTGTATTAATATGAATTGGGTTAATTTTTGACCGGGTTGTAATACTGTTGGCATTTTTCCAACATTAATAACGTGTAAATGAATTTCTCCTTCATAGTCTTCATCTACACAACAAGCTCCAACCATAAGGGACTGTTTTGTTGCGACTCCTGATTTATTAAATGCTATGAGAGCGTGACCTTCTGGAACTTGAGCTTTTATTCCTGAAGGAATAAGAGCAGATTCATTTGGATTAAGCGTTATTGGTGTAAAATCATTCGGTATGAAAAAATCCAGTCCTGCTGATTTACTTGTTCCTCTATTTGGAAGTTTTACTTCTCGTATTCTTTTTACTAACATTATCGTCTTGTTTTGTTTTTAAATAATCGTTGAGTGATGCCATGTAAGCAACAGCATCTAAATAGTTGTCTTCTTTGTAATTCCAAGAAGCTCTAGATAACTTTAGAGCAATCATACAATTGTACATATCGAATGCTGTAATCTCTTTTCTAGAGAGCTCAGATGCGATTCTAGCGGCTTGTTCCATACCTGCTTCGAATGGACC